ATGTTATATTATAAACTACGCACATTAAAAAGTCAACTAAATATTAGTCATAGGAGACAGAAATGGCAGATTTTAATTTAGCAAGTGGTTTAGCAACGGCCCAACAAATAGCGGGTCAAGCTGCCGGAGCACTAAACACAGTGGCTAATTTAGGCTCCGCCTTGACTAGTAATTTATCAAATCCGGCCAAGTTACTCAGCAGTATTCGAAGTATAAATTTGCCACTTGGTGGAGAGTCAATTGGCAAAATAGTTAATGCGTCCGCAACATTTGGCGGAACAGATTCATCAACAGATTGGCGTGCGAGACTCAGTATGCCATCAGGTAGCTTTTTTGACAAAAGCCCAATACTACAACCATTAACAGATGCAGGCGGATTAATTTTTCCTTACACTCCCACAATAGCAATCACAAGCACAGCAACCTATAATGAAATTCCAGTAACACATCAAAACTATCAATTTCAAGCATATCAAAATAGTCGTGTAAGCGACATTCAAATTACTGGCGAGTTTAATGTTGAAGATGGTGTGCAAGCCAAATACTGGATTGCGGTAGTTCATTTTTTAAGATCAGTTACTAAAATGTTTACTGGCGACACAGCGTTCCAAGGTAACCCACCTCCTATATTAAATTTTAGTGCGTATGGTGATCACGTTTTTAGAAATGTTCCAGTTGTTGTAAAAAGTTTTAGCATGACATTGCCTAAAGATGTGCAATACATCAGTACAAACGTATCAGCTGTGAGTGGCGGTCTTGGTGGAATATCACAAACTGCAAATCAATTAGCAGGTGTTGCTGGCGCATTTGGCGCAAGAGGCGCGGCCACTGCCTTGGGAACTATCGGTGCAGGTGCAGGTGTAATATCTAGTTTGTCTAGTTTAGTTGGCGGCGGCCCTGGTGGTATGTCTGCATCAAGAGATAGTCACGTACCAGTTAAAAGCGACCTAACTATTACTATAATGCCAGTCTACAGTAGAGAAAGTGTAAGACAGTTTAGTTTACAACAATTTGTAAATGGTGCTTATGTAAGTAAAGGATATGTATAATGGCTCAATACAATAACCACAGTCCGTGGTACAAAACAGACATTACAAAAAATTATTTAGATACGCTGACTATTAGACCAGTAAGTGCAGAATCTGATGATTACTTGTACACAATTGAACCTCAATATACATATAGACCAGATTTGTTGGCATATGACTTGTATGAAGATTCTAATTTGTGGTGGGTGTTTATACAACGTAATTTAGATGTGCTTCAAGATCCTATATGGGACTTTGTTCCTGGAACACAAATTTACCTTCCTAAAAATAGTAGTTTGAAACAAGTACTAGGTAACTAATAGTATGGCATTTGACATTACATCGGCTGCGACTACAGCAACTAACGCAGTTAAAAATGCAGTTAACGGCTCTGGTGTAGTATCAGGATTACAAACAGCAGGAGCATCATTAGACAGTTTAAAAAATGCCGCACTAGCTGGCGCTGGCAATCTAGCTGGCTCATTAACTAACGCAATACCTGGACAATTAAAATCTCTTATTGATATAGTTCCTAAAATTGCTGATTTTAATCCAGAAAAATTAATACAAGCAGCCAAGACAGTTGTCAATGTTCCTGGCACTCCGCCGTTTCCAAACGTGCTACATAATTTTGCAACATACAATTATGTTTGGACACTTAGCGTACTAAGTCCACAAGATTTAAACTTTCCAGACGAGAGTTATCGCAAGGGAAAGTTGGGCCCGCTAATTTTAAAAACTGGCAGTGGCGAACCCAATGATAGGATATCTACAACGTATCGCTCAGTTGACAATCCTCAAGGAAAGTTTGATTACTTTATTGAAAATGTAAAAATTAGTGGCATGATGGGCATGGATAAATCTACTGGCAATACCAATGCCACTGGCCTAAGTTTTGATATCACTGAGCCTTATAGTATGGGATTGTTTTTTCAATCTTTACAAATTGCCGCCGCTGAATCAGGTTACTCCAATTATGTAGATTGTCCTCTGTTATTAAGGTTGGAGTTTAAAGGGCATATTGATGCCCTTAGACAAAATGTGCAAATTCCTGGAACTACAAAATTTTTCCCTATAAAAATTATGAACCTTACCATGAGAGTTAGTGGTAATGGAAGTGTCTATAATTGTACAGCAATTCCGTGGAATGAAAAAGCACACAATACAACCTACAGTCAAGTTAAAACTGATATCAATATTTCTGGGTCTACTGTGCAAGAAATGATTCAGACTGGTGCTAAAAGTTTACAAAAAGTTGTAAATGATAGATATTTAGAAACTGTAAAAAGAAAAGATGTTGAAGTACCAGATCAAATATTAATAGTTTTTCCAACAGATTTAAAGACTAGTGATGCTGCCAGTGCAACAGATGACTCAAGCAATCCATCTTCGGCAACATCAAACCCAAATGAAAAACAATCAAACTTAAATGTGTTTAAAAGATTAGGTGTTGCTCGTGGCAGTGATAATTTTAATCTTGTACAAAAAGATAATATCAACCCAGTTGGTATTTCCAGCATGGGATTTAATGAGTATAGAAAAGGTGATGCTGGGTTTGGAAAAGAAAACGCAGTATATGATGAAAAAAGTGGCACATATAAACGTGGTAATGTAAGTGTAAGTAAAACATCCAGTGAAGCACGTTTTGCACAGGGCACTGATATTCCCAATGTAATTAATCAAGTAATTCTTGCTAGTGACTACGGTAGACAAGCATTGGATCCAGATAAAATCAGTGAAGACGGATTTATTAACTGGTGGAAAATTGACACTCAACTTTATATATTGGACTCTGATGCTAATCTTGGTAAAACGGGTCGCAAACCCAACTTGGTAGTATACAGAGTAATTCCGCATAGAGTACACCATAGTAAATTTATGGCACCAAATCAGCCAGCTAAAGGTGTGGAAAAATTAAAACTTGATGCAATAAAAGAATACAATTACTTGTACACAAGTAAAAATTTAGATATTATAAATTTTAACATTGAATTTAACGCGGCTTTTTATACAGCACTGACAGCTGATGGCGGAAAAAACAATCAAGGCGCACAACGCATTGTTGAAACTGGTGGACTTGCCACAGACATTCCTAAAGAAGTTAATGATAAAGGTAGTACAGAAGGTGGAGTAACTAGGGCCGCTGACGGCTCTCTAAGTTCAGAAAATGCCGGGGTTGCGTTGAATCAAGTGCCAACACAATCTGAATCAGACAAAATTAAATCACGTACTGGTGGTAAAGGCGGTCTAGTTGATAGTGCAGCCACAGTGGCTGCACGACAGTTTTACGATGCTATAACTGAAGGCAGTGATATGGTGCAATTGGATATGACCATATTAGGAGATCCGTTTTTTATTGGTGATAGTGGTGTTGGTAATTATTCAGCTCAAGCAACAAACTTAAAAGGCATTAACGCAGACGGCGCAATTAATAATCAAGATGGTGCTGTGTATATCAATGTTAAATTTAGAAATCCAATAGATATTAGTCGTAGCACTGGAAGATATGATTTTCCAAATGGCGGGATTGTTCCACAATTCAGTGGACTTTATATGGTAACAAAAGTTGAAAATAGTTTTAGCAAAGGACAATTTACACAAGTGTTGTCTTTAACTAGAATGGTAGGTCAAGATGTGAAGGATGATGGTTCAGCTGGTAAGACACTGGTGTCTATAGTGGCAAATAACTTTAATCCTAACACACCAAACGGTGCTGAATAATGGCAGAAGAAACCAGAGTAGCAACGGGATCAGGTAACAGTAGCCCTGGCCCTTTCCTTGCAAAAGTCGTGAGCCACTTGGATCCAAATTACATGGGTGCATTAGAAGTTCAGCTTCTACACGAAGTTGGTAGTGATCCCGGTAAAGAAGGGCAATTGCATGTTGTAAAATACATGAGCCCATTTGCTGGATCAACATCTGTTGACTATGTAACAGATGACGAAACAGACGAATCTTCTAGATATAACAACACACAAAAAAGTTATGGATGGTGGGCAGTGCCGCCAGATGTTGGCAGTACTGTAATTGTGTTTTTTATTGACAGTGATCCTAGATACGGTTATTGGATAGGATGTGTACAAGATGACAACATAAACTTCATGACACCTGGCCTAGCAGCCACATCTTTTAATATTGAAGGTGATGAAGAACGTGTTCCTGTTGCAGAATACAACAAGCGAGTTGTTGATGTAGGCAATTCAGACAGTACAAAAAATAAAAAACCGCAACATCCTTTTACAGCAATATTAAGTGAACAGGGTCTTTTAAAAGATGATATCCGAGGCATAACTTCCAGTAGTGCCAGAAGAGAAACACCCAGTAGCGTATTTGGTATCAGCACACCTGGTCCAATTGACAAACAAGAAGGCGCCAAAAAAGGCAAAGTTGGCAAAGCTGAACATCAAATATCTGGAGCATTTGTAAGTAGATTAGGTGGTACTACATTTGTAATGGATGACGGTGACGACAAATATGTACGTAAAACTACAGCCAGTGAAGGTCCACCAGAATATGCCAGCGTTGAACAAGATGAAACTGATGGCGATGTAACAATACCTCATAATGAACTTGTGAGAATACGTACACGTACAGGGCATCAAATCTTATTTCACAACAGTGAGGATTTAATTTATATTGGCAATGCTCGTGGAACAAGTTGGATAGAACTAAGCAGTGATGGCAAAATTGACATCTACGCTGAAGACAGTGTCAGCGTACACACCAAACAAGATATGAATTTCTATGCAGATAGAGATATCAACTTTGAAGCTGGTAGGAATGTCAATATTAAATCTGCTGAAAGATTTCAAACAGAAGTGGGTACAAATTTCAATTTAATAATAGGTGAAAATGGTAGCATAACTACCACTGGCGATATTAACATGAACACCACTGGCGATAATAAATTTACAGCTGGCGGCAGTACTAATATCAAGTCAGGTGGTAATCATTTAGAAACTGCGGCCCAAGTGCATATGAATGGTCCAGCGGCCGCAGAAGCAGAAGTTGCAGAAGCATTGACTACGTTTGCCAATCCAGACAATGTGGGAGAAACAATTGACAGTATAATGTTGCGTATACCAGGTCATGAACCATGGCCGCATCATGAGAATTTAGATCCACTAAGTTTTAAACCTGAAATGACTGATAGGGAAGCAGGCAGTGATATTGCGGTACCAGCAGGTTGGAAAGAATACAGTACAACAACAGATACCTTTGCTAAAATTAAAGGTTCAGAGGAGTAAATATTAGATGGCACTAAGTCAACGATTATACGATAAGATTTCAATTAAAGGTAAAACTCCTAAAAGTTCAGCTCCTTTACCAAGGACTTATAGAGGGTTTAGCACAATTAGTGCTGACAGCGAAAGCTATACTCTATATGATCTAGCGTTAATTAAACAGGACATTTTAAATCACTTTCATGTTAGACAGGGCGAACGACTACAAAATCCTGAATTTGGAACTATTATTTGGGACTTGTTGTTTGAACCTTTGACGGAAGAACTCAAAAGTGCAATTATAAAAAACGTTGAAGATATCATTAACTATGACCCTAGGGTACGTGCTGATGAAATTATCCTCACAACATATGACAGCGGAATCCAAATAGAATGTACGCTAACCTACATGCCGTACAACATTTCTGAAAGTTTAAGATTTAGATTTGACCAAGCCGCGGGATTGGTTAATTAAACACGCACATTATAAATTCCGCTAAATATACATGATATAGGAAGCGGATATGTCCTCAACTGATAGACAAAATAGATTACTAGTAGCAGAAGATTGGAAACGTATATACCAAAGTTTCCGCAACGCTGATTTCCAAAGCTACGACTTTGAGAATTTACGTAGGGTAATGATTAGTTATTTGCGTGAAAATTACCCAGAAGATTATAACGATTATATTGAATCAAGCGAATACCTTGCCCTAATAGACATGATTGCTTTCTTGGGCCAAAGCATAGCTTTCCGCGTTGATTTAAATGCCCGTGAAAACTTTTTAGAGCTAGCAGAGCGTCGTGAAAGTGTATTACGTTTGGCACGTTTATTAAGTTACAATGCCAAACGTAATAAATCCGCTAACGGGTTATTGAAGTTTCAAAGCGTTTCAACAACACAAACTGTTATTGACAGCAACGGAAGAAATCTAGCTGGTCAAGTGGTTGTGTGGAATGATCCTGCAAACAGCAACTGGTATGATCAGTTTATCAAAGTAATCAATTCTTCACTACCAGCATCTAGACAATTTGGAAGTCCTGACGACAAAGCATCAGTTTACGGAATTCCAACAGAACAATATAGATTTCAAACTTACAATTCAGGTGTTCCTGTTTACGGATTTACAAAAACTGTTGACGGCAGAAACATGAATTTTGAAATAGTCAGTACAGTTATTGAAGATTCAAGTGTAATAGTTGAAGACTCGCCGCAAGCAGGCAAAAACTTATCATTTTTGTATAGAGATGATGGCCGCGGAGCAGCCAGCCCAACAAGCGGGTTCTTCCTTCACTTTAAACAAGGCAATTTAAACACTGGCACATTTACAATTACACAGCCCAGCACAAATGAGATTATTGACATTGATGCAAACAACATTAACGATGATGATGTATGGCTTTATAGATTAGGCTCTACTGGCGTTGAAAGTGAACTATGGGCAAAAGTCCCAAGTTTTGAAGGTAATAACATAATTTATAATAGTCTTAAAAAGGACATTAAAAATATCTACGGCGTTATAACACGTACTAATGATCGTGTTAGTTTAACGTTTAGTGACGGGACATTTGGTACATTGCCTTTGGGAACATTTAGAACTTACTATAGAGTAAGCAATGGGTTATCATACACAATTAATCCTAAAGACGTTAGAAATGTAAGTATTGATATTCCCTACTTGTCTAATGTTGGTCAAGCAGAAGTGCTAACAATCACAATGGCATTGCAAACTTCTGTGTCAAACAGTTCTGCAACAGAAAGCAACACAAGCATTAAACAAAATGCTCCAGCAACATATTACACACAAAATAGAATGATTACTGGAGAGGACTATAATATCAGTCCATTGAGCGTAAGTCAAGAAGTTGTAAAAATTAAAGCAGTTAACAGAACAAGCAGTGGCATTAGTCGTTATTTTGACCTTGTTGATCCTACAGGAAAATATTCCAGCACTAACTTGTTTGGTGATGATGGTGCTGTTTATAAAGAAGAATACTCAGACAGTTTTAGATTCAACTATTTGTCAAGAACTGACATTGAAGGTGTAATTTACAATAAAATTATTGACATTTTAAAAGACACAACACTAAGAAACTATTACTATTCTAAATTTATTAAAATTGCAACAGATAGTTTGAATATTGTTTGGTTTAAAAAGACCTCGGATACAAGTGAAAGTACTGGATATGTTGGAGATGCAACGGACGCTACTGCATATCGTACAGGCACGTTTGCGGCAACTGATCTTCAATATTTTGAAGCAGGATCATTGGTAAAATTCCAAGCCCCAACTGGCAAATATTTTGATCGAGCCAATAATAATGCTCTAATAACTACAACCATTGAGTCTGCTAATCTCACAAAAACCATATGGGCAAAAGTTGTAAGCGTAGTTGGTGACGGAACAAACAATGGTACAGGCGTATTAGATGACGGCAGTGGTCCTATTATTTTAAATGTAGTAGTGCCAGAAACTGCCATTGTATCTCAGATTATTCCCAAATGGCGCACAACCATTGATGCCAATGTTATTAGCTCAATGATTGAGTTGATTTTTGCAAACAAGCCGTTTGGATTACGCTACGACATTATAACAAAAACTTGGAAAATTATTTTTGAAGGCAACTTGAACATTAAAGACTTGTTTAGTTTAGGTAAGCAAGGTGATAATACAAATCAAAAGTTGGATTCTAGTTGGCTGTTATTGTTTACAACAGACACTGAGTTTTATACAGTTACCAGCAGACGGTTGCGTTATATATTTGAGAGTGATCAACAAATTAGATTTTATTACGATTCATCTAACAAAATTTATGACAGTAGATCAAACAGCATTGTAAAAGACAAAATTAAAGTACTCAGTATCAATACCAAACCTGATGCAACATCTTCGTTTACTTACGACTTAACATGGGAAATAAACAAAGAATTTGTTGGATTAGATGGATATGTTGATACTAAAAAAATTGAACTAGCATTTAGTGACAGTAATGATGATGGAATTGTTGATGATCCTGAAGTGTTTGAATCAATTGTTGCTACAACAACAGCACCTTTGACAAAATATATAGTTTTAGAAAGATATGACATTACAACTGGTCAACAGGAATATCGTTACGTGTCCAACGATGACGACAAGGTCAAAATATTTGCAACAGAAACAGCAATAGGCAGTTTATCACAATATACAAACGGCCAATATTTTTATTTTATAGATACCAACGTTGTTAAACAACTGAATAAATCTTCGTCTACATTAGATGTATCAATTGCATATAAAGTATTCCAAGGAAGAGACAATATCAAATTTCAATATGTGCATAGTGCAGATTATGAAACAAGAATTGATCCAGGACTAAGCAACATTATTGATTTATTTGTATTAACAAAAGAATATGACACATCTTTTAGACAATGGATCAGCGGCAATTTAACAACTGAGCCTTAACCATCAAGTTCAGATCAACTGTCACTGAGTTTGGCACCTTTACTGGCACCAATCAAAGCAATTAGTGATGAAATTGTTTATCACCCAGTAAAATACAAAGTATTATTTGGCGCAAAGGCATCCATAGACGTGAGAGCATCATTTAAAATTATAAAAAATACAGAACAACCAATCAGTGATAATGATATTAAATCACGAGTACTGTCAGCAATTAATGAATTTTTTGCTTTAGAAAATTGGGAGTTTGGCGACAGTTTTTACTTCTCTGAATTGTCTGCATATGTTATGAACCGTACTGCACCTTACTTGGTTAATTTTTTAATTGTTCCTAGACAGAGCAATTTAAGTTTTGGTAGCTTGTTTGAAATTAGATCTGAATCAGATCAAGTGTTTATAAACGGAGCAACAACTGATGATATTGAAATTATTGCTGGTATTACTTCAAGTAATATATCAGCAACAGGAACTGTGTCTACAACACCAACAATATCGTCACAGCAAACTATTACAAGTACAAGCGGGAGTTATTAATGGCTGAAGAACAAAACGAATACGGCCTTCCTACTAACAAGGGAGAAAAACGTCGAACAGCAAGATTACTTCCTAGATATTATAGAACAGAGTCTAACAAAAAGTTCATTCAAGCCACATTAGATCAGTTAACACAGTCTGGAACAGTTAAAAAACTTAATGGCTACATTGGTAGACAAAATGCCAAAGCTGTAACTGGTACTGATGTTTTTATTGATGCAGTAACTACCAATAGACAAGATTATCAGTTAGAACCATCTGCGGTTGTAAAAGACAAGTTGGACAATGTTACGTTTTTTAAAG